GACCAGGAGGTCACTGGTCGCCTCGTAAAGGTGGGTGGCGAAGGTGTGCCGCAGGCCGTGGGGCGAGAGCGGCTTGTCGATGCCCGCCTTGCGCAGCCAGTGCGCGAGCCGGTGGGCCACCTGCCGGTCCGAGATGCGGGCAGCCCGGTTCGAGAGAAAGAGCGCGGGGCAACCGGCCGGCGCATCGCGGCGGCGTTCGTTCAGGTAGCCGCGCAGCAGCGAGCGGAGGTCTGACTTGATGAACTTCACCTGTACGCAGCCGCCCTTGGCCTTGACCCGCAGATGCTTGGCGTCGAGGTCGAGGTCATCCACGTCGAGGCCGACCAGCTCGCCGAGACGGATGCCCGTGCCGAGCAGCACCTCGATCATCACCCGGTCGCGGCGGTCTCTCGCCGACGTGCGGCCTTTGAGTTCCTTGAGCAGGGCGCGCTTCTCGGACAGCGTCAGGAACATCGGCGGCTTTCTCGGCAGTCGCTTGAGCCGGATGCCGCGGGCGGGATTCTCGGCGGCCAGACCGTTCTCGGCGGCCCAGGCGAAGAACATCTTCACGGCCGCCTTGAGCCGGTGCAGTGACGCCGGAGATCGCTCGCCGGTGCTCGTGTGCAATATGGTGGGATCGGCAAGCGCTGCGTCCAGCAGGCCGCGCGTCACGTCGCCCAAAACGACCGCCGGGCGCAGTGAATCGAGCGTCCGGGCCACGAACAGCAGGTCCCTCCGGTATGCGCTGACGGTGTTCTTCGAGCGTCCGTTGGCCTGGAGGCTCCGGCCGAAGGCATCCACCTGCGCAGTCAGGGACGTTCGGACCTCGGCCAGCGGGATGAACACCGCCTCATTCCTCGCCGTCATTGGACTGTTCCTTCTTCCGGCTATAGCCCATGGGCGTGTCCTTGGGCAGCGGGAGGGTGGCGAGCCGCCCGGTTTCCTTGGCCCAGACGAGGAACATGCAGAAGACCCGGACCGTCTTGTCGACCGTCGACTTGGCGCGTTCCTTCCCGCTGGGCATCTTGAGCAGGTGGTCGGACTTGAAGAACTTGCCGACCTGCGGCGTGCGGATCGAGGCCAGCGGCTTGTCGCCGCCGAAGAAGGCTTCGATCAGGTCGAAGTCCTTGGCGTAGGTGTAGAGCGTCCGCTCCTTCTTCCCCTGCTGGCGCAGGTGTTCGAGGAAAGCCTGCGCGGCGTCGTGAATCGTCGGATTCGTCATCGCTATAAGTCTCCTTTTGGCTGTTGTTCCGGCGGACCTTTCCGCCCGCGACATCGACATACACGCTTGGAACGGCGAGCCAAATCAAGTCGTTCAAGCGGAAACCTGAAGACAATCTGAGACCGGCAGAAACGGAGGAAAGCCCCATGAGAAAGACCATTGAATGGCTGATCGCGCTGACGCTGGCCGGAACGCTGGCGGGGTGCGCCACGACGCAGCCCCCGGTGCGCATTCAGGAGGCCATCGGGACGATGAACGCTTACATGCCCGAGTATGTGGCCGAGGCTAACGCGGCTCTGGAGTCGGGCGGGCACCTTGATGCGGAACGCCTGACGGGCGCCGGCGTCCGGCTTCGGGAAGGCATGGAGGCCCTGGACCGCTGGGCCAAGGGCGAGGGCGTCCAGCAGGAAGGCGGCGAGCAATGAAGGAGATTCTGCGCGAGAACAAGGAGGCCGTCCGCGACGCCGGGCTGGCGCTGATCGACATCGGCTCGCAATTGGCCGCCGGGAGGATCGATGAGGCTCTCGGGCGGCTTGAGGCGTGTCGGCAGAAATACCGTGAGTGGGACGAACTCGACGGGGCGGTGGCCAAGATCGAGTCGGTCATCCGCGAGCGCGAGTCGATGCTGGCGGTTCAGCAGGTCGTCGGCGAAATGGTCGGCGTCATCCTGGGCGCGGCGCTGCGAAGCAGGATGGGCTGATGGCGCGGCTCACGGCCCAGGAGCGCAGGATCGTCGAGACGCTGCGTAGCCCGATGCTCTGGGGCCAGGCGTATCTGCGCAACCGCGATGGTTCGGCCCGCGACTATTGGGAGCACCAGCGCGAGGACCTGCTCTGCGAGGATCGGAATATCATCCACCTCGACGGCCGCGCCGTGGGAAAGACGATCAACCTCACGACGCAGGTCCTGCACTACGCCTTCGTGACCCACGGCGGGCAGGGGCTGATCGCCGCGCCGCACCAGGGGCACCTCGACACGATCATCGAGGAGGTGGAGTTCCAACTCGACGCCAACCCGGACCTGATGAACAGCGTGGCGCTGACCAAATATGGCAAGCCGAAGATCCACCGCAAGCCATACTTCCGGCTGGAGTTCACGAACGGCTCTATCCTCTACTTCCGGCCGGCCGGGGCCTACGGCGACGCCTTCCGGTCACTGCACGTGGACCGGGTCTGGGTGGACGAGGCCGCGTGGCTTTCGGAGAAGGCTTGGAAGGCCCTGCGCCAGTGCCTGAACGCCGGCGGCACCCTGCGCATCTACTCGACGCCCAACGGCCTTCGCAACACGACTTATTACCGGCTGACGCTCTCGGACCAGTTCAAGGTGTTCCGCTGGCCGTCGTGGCTCAATCCCGGCTGGAACGAGGAGCGCGAGGCGGAACTGCTGGAGTTCTACGGCGGACGCGACACTTCGGGATGGCAGCACGAGGTCGCCGGCGAACACGGGAAGCCGTCCTACGGCGCGTTCAATGTCGAGCAGTTCAACCTCTGCCGACAGGACGTGCTCGAATACCAGAAGGTCGTCATCACCGACTCCGAACTGCGCGACTGCGAGGACGAGGAAGCGGCGCACGACCGGCTGGAACTACTGCTGAATCTTATGCCGCAGACGGGCGTCTTCTGGATCGGCGGCGACCTGGGCTACACCAACGACCCGACCGAGCTCGTGGTCTTTCAGGAGATCGACGCCGGCGAGCGCAGAGTGATGAAGCTGGTCCTACGCGTCCACATGGAGCACGTGACCTATCCAAACATCGCGCAAACCATCGCCCTGCTGGAGCGCTACTACACGCCCGTCGGGATCGGCGTGGACAACGGCGGAAACGGTTTGGCAGTCGTGCAGGAACTGCTGACGCTGGACAAATACAAGGCGCTCGGGCTGGAGGGGCGGCTCAAGGGGTACGACTTCGGCGGCATGACGCGCCTGGCCGTGCGTGACGGCAAGGAGGTCAAGAAGCGCACGAAGGAACTGATGACCAGCCTCATCAACGGCGCGCTCCAACGGCGGCAACTGGTCTTCCCTGCCGAGGATCTGGAGATCGAGGATCAGTTCACCACGCACACCTACACGCTGCGCGACGGCAAGATCATCTACTCCAAGGGCAACGATCACATCATCGACGCGGTCCGCTGCGCGATGCTCGCACACGAGGAAGGGAATCTCGACCAGGCCGGCGAGGAGGTCGTCTCGCTCAAACCGGTCTTTACCGATCCTGTGTTTATATAGTCTTCTCCCCTAGGCAACACCGATTTTCCCAGGAATCACAGCATAGTCGGATGACCGAAAGAAGGACCCGAATAACGAACTCAATCGAGATTGGTTTCGCTGCACCTGTTCCAGATACTCAAATGTGCGCTTATCAACTTCTATGGCGTCTGCGTAGAAGACCATGGGTGCAATGTGCCCATCACCTAAATCACTACCAGATACTCGTGACGCTCTTCGTTGGATTGAAGCGAGGTTGGCTTCAAGAACCTTGGATGGAAGAGTATCCGGCGGAATGTCTTTCGCTGTGAGGATCACTGGCGGGCGCAGTTTCTTCGATAGAATCGTGAGTTGTTTCGCATACACCCCGAGCAATCCGATTTCTCCAATAGTCATCTCGGGGGAAATCAAGTCCAAGGGCACTCCAATATTGTTTAGAAGCGCGAGTACAGAGTCGCCTCCGTTTGCTTCAAAATCCGTGACATTATTCAACGCCCCGTCTGCGAAATCCATCGCGGCTTCATGAGATTGGTCAAAGCGCTTGTCGCCATGTTGATCCAACTGTTTCTGCATATCTTCTGCAAATCGCCGCATATATGCTTCTCTGTCTTCTTTTGGTCGAATTGGCAGGCGCAGGGCATCTGCAAGTCTGATGTTCATTGCGCGACCTGGGTCTGTTCTGGCTACAGATGCAACATACATCTCCATTTCGTGTTGGCGGTGGGCTTCCTGTTCAATTACGGACCAGAACTCATCGTTTTCACCAAACAGTTCTGAACCCATCCCTGTTTCCCAAAGTGTTGGTCTAACTTCATCCACAATTTCTCGCCATTCTTTCGCTGATCCGTGAACTACTGCATGGAGTTCGTAGCGCAACAGGTCTAAGGCACACCCGGGAAACCAATTGCGATCATACGGCCGTATCCATGCAATCAAAGGAAGACTTCTAAGAAATCGCAGGCGGTCCTGAACAATCGTTCGGTTGCCGTGACGAAGCAATTCCATTACATGGGTCAGCGTAAAAGCAATGTAGCATCCTTGATCCCGCAGCTGAGAGACGAAAGCACGCGACTTTTCCCGGAGACTATTGTCTGAGCTCCAATAGTCAGAAGATATTCTTCCAAGTGTCGATGAGTCGAGCATCACGATTTTCGGTTTTACTAAGTCCATCGATACAGTCCTTTGAAAGGGTGCTTTTGCAGGTCCCCTCAACACGGTTAAGCAAGCCATTCTTGCTCAAAAACAACTCTGGGACAACGAATGAAGCTCTGCCGAGCCGACAGTTTCCCGGTCTCTCCGGTAAGTAACCACTGAGGCCCTGCGCGTTCGTCCGTCAGGCGGCGTGTGCGGGGCAAGGTCGGCCTTTACCGGAGGAACCCGCATGGAAGTCCGCAATGAACCAAACGAAGCCACAGAGCCCCTTTCCGCGCACAACGCCGCCGATGCGCCGCTGGCCACGGTGGCGGCGCTCGATGCGTCCACCTTCGGCGCGCTGCATCCCGGTGAGGCGATCCCGGCGGCTTGGGAAGACCGGGCGCGGCGGGCCTGGGAGTATTACCTCGAAGAGCCGCTGGTCAAGAACTGCATCAACTCGTGGCGGACCTTCGCCGTAGGCGATGAGATCAAGATCGCCGCCGAGGACGAGGACCTCAAGTGGGCGGCCATCGAGGCGCGAGACCGGCTCAAAGTTTCGCAGTTCGTCAAGGACATGATCCTCCAACTGCTCGTGAAAGGCGACGCCGTTGGCTTCAAGCGCTACGCCAAGGACGGCAAGGAGATCGAAGAGGCCGTCTGCGTCAACCCGGTCTCGGTGAAGGTCAAGTATGCCGAGGGCGAACTGATCGAGGCCCGGCAGGTTCCCGAAAACACGCCGGGCGCGGAGGCCATCGACCTGCCGGTCGAACAGGTGATCCACCTCAAGTGGGACGCCCCGGCTTTCTCGCCGCGCGGCAACTCGCTGGTCCTGCCCGCCTTCCAGTCCATCGAACTCCTGCGAGATTACCGCCGCGCCGAACGGGCCATCGCCAAGCGTTGGGCGACGCCCTTCCGGCTCATCAAGGTGGGCGGGGCTTTCGGCCAGAAGATGGTCATGCCCGACCAGAAGATGCTCGAACAGGTTCGCGACATGGTCAACAAGATGGACATGAAGAGCGGTCTAGTCGCGCCGTTCTACGTGACCGTCGAAACGCACGGGGCCGAAGGCCACGCTCTGAACGTCGAGGACAAGGTCAAGGAGGTGAAGGAAGACATCGTCGTGGCACTGGGGCTGTCGCGTTCGCTGGTGGCCGGCGATGGACCCAACTTCGCCACGGCCTCGGTCAGCATGCAGAAGATGATGGTCATGATCCGTGAGATCAAGCAGGCCGCGCGGCAGCTGCTGGGCTGGATCTTCGACGACTGGATGTCGCTGCATGGGCACGAAGACAAGAGTCTGCAATTCCTGTTCAACGACCTGGACCCCAGCGACGCCGTCGATTTCAAGAAGCTGCTGATCGAACTCTACGACCGCAAACTCATCAGCCGCTCCAGCCTGCAAATCAAGATGGACCTCGATCCGGACATCGAGGCGTCGAACCGCGAGACCGAACGTCGGCACATCGACCTGATGGATGAGAAACAGGTCAAGCCGGTGACGGACATGGTGATCGCGGGCATTCTGAGCGTGCCCCAAGCCCGCAAGATGCTGGGGATTCCCGACGACGAGTCCGAACCTCCGGCGGCGGAGTCCGCCCTTGGATTGCCCCGCGGAATGACGGCATCCGCCGTGGCCGGGGCGATCTGCGACGAGTGCTCTCACTTCGATGAGTCGGACAACCGATGCCGGGTGCATAACGCCGACCGGGCCTTCGACGCGCCCGCCTGCCGCTTCCTGGATCGCCGGGAGGCGGGGTGATGCCTTCCGACCTCAAGGCGCGTATTCAGGCCGCGACGATCAAGAGCCTGAAAGCGCGCGACCGCTACACCGACCAGATGACCGCCAGCCTGACCGAGGTGCTCAAGCAGGCCGAGAGCGAAGTGAAGATGGCCGTCGGGCGCTACGGCGATCCGGCGTCGCTGCCGGGGAACAAGCTGGCGGGTCTCAAAGGGCTGGAGAAACTCCAGGCCGAGATCGACGAGGCAATGAAACGCCTCAAGCGCGAGCAGACGCTGGCATTCCGCCGGAGCACGAAGGAATCCTTCCTGAACGGCGTCGCCGGAGGGATCGGCGAACTTGCCGACGCGGCCCTGCCTTTCTACGCCGACCTCACGCCGGGCGGCATCGACAAGCTGGCGACCAAGGTTTTTCAGATTGTCGATACCGACGCTCTCGATTTCTTGACCCAATACAACCTGACGCTGGCCGGCGACGTGAGCCGCGAACTGAGTGACGGCATCAAGCGTACGCTGCTCTCGGGCATCGCCACGGGTAAAGGCGCCGGCGACATTGTGCGCGACCTTGGCGAGGTCATCGTCGACAAGGATTCCTTTCGTCAGGCGGGCACGAAGGTCTTCAGCAAGGCGCAGTACCGCATGGAGATGATCGCGCGGACGGAAGTGCTGCGGGCACACAACATGGGACGGCTCAAGTTCCACGAGCGAGTCGGCGTGCAGCGGCTCGAATGGCTGGCGATGGACGACGAACGGATGTGCCCTGTCTGCGGGGGCCTGGACGGCAAGACTTATCCCATCGACAAATTCCCCCAGCAACCCGCGCACCCCCATTGCCGCTGCACGAACATCGTCGCCAAGCCGCTCGTCATCTGCGGCAGCGGGGCGATGTCCGCACAGGCCGCCGAGGTGACCGAGCCGGGAGACGCCTGCATCCTCCCACCGCATGTGCTTGAAAACATGGCCGATGCCGAGGCGAAGGAGGCCGCCGCACTCAAGGCGGCTTTCGAGAAGGGCACGCCCGCCGACCTGGAGCAACTGACCACCGCGCAATTGAAGACGCTGGCCAAGCAGAACGGCGTTTCGGTGGCGCGCACCAAAGCCGAACACCTCGCCCTGCTCGACCAAGCGGAACCCGGAATCGACCATTCGGACCTTTCCGGCGCGGCGCTTCAGGCAAAGCTCAAACAGCACAAGATCGGAGCACTGCGCAGCAAACAGGAACTGGCCCAACTACTGGCGCAGAAACAGGCGGCGCTAAAGCAGGCCAAGATCGCCGCTCAGCAGATGGCTGAGACGGCGCCGTTACCCGATCTAGCCGCCATGCCGGTTTCCCAACTCAAGGAGATGGCCAAGACCCAGGGCATCTCGCTCAACATGACCAAGCAGGACACGATCGAGCTGCTGGACAAGCTCGAGCCGGGCGTGGACCACAACGGCCTGAGCGGCAAGGACCTGGCCGCGGCCAAGAAGAAACACGGCATCGGTGTCCTCAAGAACAAGCAGCAACTGGTAGAGGCGCTCCAGAAGAAAGCTGGCCAGCAGATGGCCCAGGAGGCGAAGGCCAAGGAAAACAAGGCGGCCATCGAGAAGCAGAAGGCCAAGATCAAGGACAGCGTGCTTGGCGTGCAGGTCCCGCAGAAGCCCGACGACTATGCCGCCTATCTGCAATCGCTGAAGCAGGCGGAGCAGGCTTTTCAGTCAGCATTGGATGTGCCGCCTGCGGAGATTGCGCACTTGGCGGAGAACCTCGCCATCAAGAAGCAGGTTGTGCAGGACCAGCTTCAGAAGATGAAGTCGTCGGATCTGAAGGAGATGGCCAAGGAGGCCAAGGTCTCGCACTGGCAGTGGGGATCGAAGGAAGACTTCGTCGCGCTGTTCAGCGAAACGGACGATGCCAAGATCGCCGCGATCCAAGCCAAACTCGACGCAGGCTACAAGGCGCACCAGGAGAAATACAAGAAGGGCGGCAAGGCCAAGAGTACGCCTCCGCCGAAACCCGCGAAGCCTGAGCCGCAGCAACAAGCCCCGCCGGAGCCCAAGAAGCCTGCCAAGAAGGGCGCGGCGTTCGAGGACGTGGACACGGCTTGGCAGGAGAAGGGACAACCCGGCAAGTTCAAGCCAGCTGGCAAGGCGCAGGTGGGCGGCGCGCACGAGAAGGAATTCTGGACGGACGAGAACGGCGAGAAGTGGCTCTTCAAACCGATCGGCAAGAAAGCCGACGAGTTCATCGCCCACGGGGAGGAGGCCGCCTACCGGATCGGACGCCTGATCGATCCTGACGTCATCGAGGTGCGCACCATCCGCCTGAATGGGCGAACCGGCTCGATTCAGAAATGGCGCACGGACCTAAATGACGACTTCGATTTCCGCGCCACACTGCCCGAGAACCTGACCACGCTGGAGTTGGAGCAGGTCCAGCGCGAACACGTGATCGACTGGCTGGTGGCCAATCACGACGGGCATTCGAAGCAGTTCATCCGGGCGCGCGATGGCCACGTCTACGGCATCGACAAGGGACAAGCGTTTAAGTTTCTGGGGCAGGACCGGTTGGCGCTCGATTACCATCCGAACCAAGTCCATGGCGAACAGGAACCCTACTACAACACGGTTTTCAGGGCGGCAAAGGAGGGCCGCGTCCAGTTCGATCCCTCGGCCACGCTTCGGGCCATCGAGGAGGTCGAGAAGATCTCCGACGAGGATTACCTCGCGATCCTGCATCCCTATGCCGAGGGGCGTTTCGACGGCGACAAGACCAAGGTCCGGCATTTCTATGATCAGGCATTGGAGCGCAAACACAATTTGCGCCGCGACTTCGAGTCCTACTATCGGGACGTTCTGAACGATCCGCAATTCCGGTTCACGCAAGCGGTCCAGCCCGGCAAGGCCAAGCGGTTCGGTCCCGCCGAGGAGGCGCTGATCCGCGAGGCTGAGGCGTTGGGCTGGCAAGGCAAGACGCTGCCGATCGACATGGATGACATCGAAGACCAGAACGCGCTGGTGTTCACCGAAACGATGCAGGGGAAGAAGCGCACGGTCGTAAAGATGAAACTCCGCCCCGAAGCCGATGGCAAGCTGCTGGCGGGATTGCGCAAGGGTGACCTCACGGGCGCGCCTCAGCTGATCGGAAAGCCGCTGCAGGAAGACGCATACTATGACGACATCCTGGGCGCGGTGAAAACGATCAATCATCACCAGCAGGACGGACAGTATAACTCGGGGAAAATCGGAAAGGCCGTCAAGCACAAGAAAGCACTCAAGGAACTGGCTGGACACGACGACCCCGAAGTTCGGGATATGGCCAAAGGCTACTTGGGCTGGCTGGATGAAATCGAGAAATCCCGCGAGGCGCGGCGGCGCACCGAGGGCGACCTGGCCCAGTATCTGCGCAAGCAGAAGACCGAACGCAAGAAGTCCGAGGCGGCCTTCACCGTCCACAAGGGGGGCGTGGAAAATACACTGCGCACGCTCGGCAGGGGCGAGATCGTCGTTCAGGACGACGCCGCGCCCAACAGCCAGCTCTTCCATGGCCGCCGGATGAAGAAAGGCGAGCAATACACCGCCACCTTCCCCGACGGCACGCGGGTGCGTTATCGTCCGTGGTCGGACCAGAACCACTATGCCCAGCGGGGCGAGCTGGAGGTGATGATCCCCAAGGGGGCATCGCCGGACGACGTGGCCGGGGTGATGGAACGGCTGGACAGCCTCGGTATAGATACCTCGACCGCCATGCCCGAGCATGCCGAGTGGATGTACCTTCGCAAGATGGCCTACGTTTCCAAGGCGGACCAGAATGACGACTACCGTAAGGTGCTGAAAGGTTTGGAAGACCGCGACGCCTCGGTCACCGAGCGGGTGCAGACCATGCGCGACTACTGGCAGGGGCGTCTCGGCGTGCGCGACCTGACGCGGCTCCCAGGCTACAGTCCGCAGGGGGAATATCAGCACGGCTTTCTCGACCGGCGGCTGAAAGGCGGCTACCGGCATCAATTCCGGTTCGACCTTTCTGACGAAGATCTGGAGCGGGAGATGAAGGGGCACGCGCTCTTCCACAATCTCACCGACGGGGCGAGGATGGACTCGTTCATCGACACGGTGCTGGAGAACAACGGCGCGATGGTCAGCACCATCGAGAAGATGCACATCGGCGTGCCGACCGGCGGCATGTCGCCCGAGGCGGACATGGACCCCGGCGGCGCCAGCTACTTCTTCACACGCATCAAGAAACTGCCCGCCCGCGGCAAGCCGACATCCAAGGGTCTCTATTTCAAGAAGCGCCTGCTCCGGCGCATGGACGCCGTCAGCTACGACCATGACGCCTTTGGGAGGGTGACCGACGACTATGTGCGCAACCGGCGCGGCAGCGCGCCCGCCGACTGGAAGCAGTTCGCCGGGCGGTCGGGCAACGAGACGATCTTCAAGTATTCGGTCACACTGCTGGACAACATCGAAACCATTGTGACCGGCAGCCAGGCGGAGCGCGAACGGGTCTTGAGTAGCTTTACGAGTCGAGGCATCACGGTCCTGCCCGATGGACGGAAGATCGAGGAGGTGGTCCTGTGAAGGAATTTATAGAACAGGAAAGACAGCGGTTCCAGGGACTGCTGCGGCTCTTCAACGAGCGCGGCAGCCGGATGGAAGTCTACGGCGAGGACGGAAAGCGCATCCTGGGAGATCTGGTTGACTCCTTCACCGTGACGCGCCTCGCGCCGCAATTCGACGCGCAGGGCAATCACACCGGGTCGGATTTCTGGCTGCTTTGGAAGTCGGTCGGCTACGACAACGGCTGGCAATACGCGCACACGGTCAAGATCGTGAAGGTCCGGGTCCGCGACACGCTGGAGAACTGCTGGCTCATCGTGGACCTGACGGACGACCAGGGGGCGGCGGTTTCACGTCGAACTGATCGAACCGGTGATCGAGAAGGATTACGCCTCGGATTGGAAACGCTGGCAGACCTATAAGGCGGAAAACGCCGGGATGTTCGCGCGGATCGACGCGGAGCTTCTTGAAGAGCACTTGCGGATTGCGGAGGGATGGCAATGAAACTTCGCTAATGGCAATGAAACTTCGCTATATGATCGACATGGTCTTGAACGAGGGCAAGGGCGAGACGCCTGTTTACGAGCCGGTCGGCGTCTGGGTGCAGGGACCCGGGCCGGGACTCGACATCGAGATGTTTTACCTGGACAGCCGAGATTCGAAGGTCTTGGCGCGCAAGGAAGCAGCCGACTGGGTGATCAATCGTCTGGTCGAAAACGAAGCCACCAGCCTGTCCGACGATTTCCTCGAATACCACCGCCAGTCCCGCTCGCACTACGACGGCGCCTTCACCGAACCCACCGAGACGGAGCGTTTTCCCAGCCTCGAAGTCTGCGGCCTGGCGATCCTCGATACCCTCCCCAGGAAAAAGTGATCCACGATCCGACAGTTTGCGGATTCTTCCGGTAAGTAACCACTGAAGGACGCGCCTTCGCCATTGCGGCGCGGGCCATCCGGTTACCGACGCGGGAGAATCGCATGGAAGTGTTCGCCACCGATCTGGAGCGCCTCGAGTTTCTGCTGGAAGCGGAGGCCGAGTTTCATCTGGCCGCCGAGGCGATGTCGTCCACGGGCGAGTTCCAGGAGGAATCTCCCAGCGTCGACGCCGCCACGAAGAAGGACGAGGAGCCTGACTCCGAAAAGGCCGAGACCGGCGAAGAGAAAACCGGTGGCCAATCCGAGGAACAGGGCGAACTCCCGCCCGAGAAGCGTCCCAAGTACATCACCAACTACATCGGCTCGAAGCAAAAGCTGGTCGATTGGATCTGGCGCAACACGCCGCAGGACGTGAAGTCGGCGCTGGACGCCTTCTCCGGTTCGGCGGTCGTGGCCTACATGTTCAAGAGCAAGGGGCTGCGCGTCGTTGCCAACGACCGCCTCCACTACTGCTTTCACGCCGCGCGGGCGATCATCGAGAACGGCAAGGAGCGGCTCAGCGCCGATGACATCGACAAACTGCTGGCCGAGAACGGACGGGCGGGAAGCTTCGTCCGCGACCATTTCAAGGGGCTTTTCTTCGCCAGCGGCGTGCATGGCCTGATCGATCAGATTCGGGCCAACTGCGACAAGTTCTCGGGATACAAGAAGGACATCGCGCTGTTCGCGCTGGGCAAGACCTGCATGAGCGCGCACGGGGGCTTCGGGCATTTCTCCGCGTCGTCGAAGCATGGCCGTCAGGACAGCTCCGACGAGTTCAAGGAGCGGCTGCGCAAGAACATCGAACGGATCAACGCGCTGGTCTTCGACAACGGCCAGGACTGCAAGGCGCACCGCGAGGAGACGCACGAACTGCTGCCCAGGGTGCAGGCCGATCTAGTCTATTTCGATCCGCCTTATGCCACCGAGGTCTCCACGACCAATTACGAGAAGTCCTACCACTTCGTCGAAGGCCTGATGACCTACTGGAAGGGTCTCAAGATCAAGGCCGACACAAAGGTGAAATCCTATGAGATCACCCACGGGACGGTAACCAAGGCCAATGCCGAACAGTTTTTTGAGCGCTTTCTCTCGGCCGCCAAGCACATCGGCCACTGGCTGATCTCGTACCGCGACCACGCTTATCCGAACGAAGACCAGATGAAGAAAATCATCGGTTCTCTGGGGCGCGAGAGCCGGATGAAGACCAAGGACCACCACTATTCGATCACGGCCCGCCACGGCGAGGCGTCGAACGCGAAGGAATGGCTCTTCGTGTGTCGGAAGGCCGCCGGCGCCAAGGCTGATATGACCGTTCCCGCCCCGCTGCAAACCGCCGCCAACTTTCACACATCCATCCCCGTAGAGATATCCCTGCGTGAACAGGAAGCGCTCTCCGCCGAGGCGATGCAGGCCGGACCGGACGGCGATCCGCAGTTTTCGTTCATCCTCTGCCGCACGGGCACGAACCGGAACGGTGACCATTTTCTCGCCGAGGAACTGGCCGCGCGTCACGCCACGGCGATCAACCGCAAGATCGACCTCCAGCACTCACAGGACTTCTCGGACATCGTCGGCGGCATCGTCGCCTCCGACTATCTGGAGGACGAGACCGGCGGGCGGGTCGAATGCGTCGGCGAACTCTACGTCCGCGAAAGTGAGCAGGCGCGCCTGGCGCACAAGCTGATGCGCAAGGGCATCATCAGCCAGGTCTCGATGGAGTGCGACTACGAGGAGGGCGAGTGCTCGATCTGCGGCAAGCGGGTCAAGAGCAAGAACGAGTATTGCCCGCATCTGCGCAAGCAGAAGGGCGGCGAATCGGGCGGCAAACCCGTCTACGAAATCCTGCACGGCGTCACGTTCACGGGGCTGGGCTTGCTCGACCGCAAGGGCGCGGACGAGAACGCCCGCATCATCCAAGTGGCGTCGGCAAACGAGGAATCAATCACCAACCATACGGAAGGAGGTCCAGCGATGGACGACAAGAATAAAGAGGGCGAACAGCCCGCCGAGGGGGCGAAGAAGCCCCGCAATCCCGGTGGCGACCAGGGCGGCGGAGGCTCCGGCGACCAGAGCAAGCGCATCGCCGAACTGGAGCAGGAGAACAAGGAACTCAAGGCCAAGGTCAGCGAACTGCAGAAGCGCGTGCAGGAATTGGAGAGCGAACAGCAGGCCGCCGCGAACAAGGCGCGCGCGAGCAAGCTGATTGCCCGGCTCGAAAAGCAGGGCGTCGACTTCGGCGGCGACGAGGAGCGCGACAAGGAACTGAAGCACTTGGCCGAACTCTCGGACGACGCCTTCGCGGCCACCGAGGCGGCCTATGAACGCATGGCCAGGCAGGCCAAGGCGGACGCCACGACCGAGGACAAGACCACAGAGAAGCCCGAGGCAAAGAAGGAAACGGCCAAGGCCAGCGAGGAGCCGCTGCGCAGCGACGCCGGGGTACGTCCACGCGACGTGGATGACCGCAAAGCGACGCTGGAGGACCAGTTGCGCGACGGTTTCATGGCCGCATACGAGAGCCGCGTCGGCGAACCCGCCCTCGCGGGCGAATAATCGAAAGGAGCAAACATCATGGCGTTTATCAATCCATGCCATCGGGGCCTCGCCTACGGCGATGGCTACATGCAGAGCGACGGCGCGAAGGGTCAGGTCGTCAAGATCGCCGGCAGTGACCTGTTCGCCGTCAACGACGACCCGACCGTCCCGTCCTTCGGCATCCTGATCAAGGACTACAAGGCGGGCGACATGCCGGGCATTTACTGCGGCGGCGGCGTCTACGAAACCGACGTCTTCGAGGGGACGATCAACCCCGGCGACGATCTCAAGGTCTCGGCGGGCGGCAAGCTGACCGCCGGAACCATCGGCGCGGGCGAACACGTCATCGCGCGCGCCATCTCGGTCGGAGGCGGAGTGCTCAAATTCCGCCTGCTGGTCTAAGCGAAGGAGACACCAGAACCCATGAAGACGCAAAAAGTGAATATCCACAGCCAGCAGTACATGGAGACGATGGCGCGGCTGATGAGCGAGGCGCTGGAGTCGCCCGAGGGGCTTCGCGCCCTGGCGGCGGCCATCGCCGCGCCCATCGAGCAGGAGATCAAGCGCAAGGAAATCTCCTCGCTGCTGCTGACCAAACACACGCTGCCCAAGGGCGAGCGGCCTGTCTACCAGAAGAAACCGACTGTCAAGGCGCACTGGATTTCGACCGAGGGCGAAGCCCAGGAGCAGGAGGTCGGCAAGGACGAGGTCGAGTTCCCGACGCACCGGATTCACTCGGCGCCGATGGTCGACATCTCCGTCCTCAAGCACGGCAACATCGGCACGCTGACCGACATTCAGACCGGCGCGGCGGACGAAATCCGCAAGGAGATCGACAAGCGGACGCTGACGGTCATCTCGGCGGCGGTTCCCACGGCCAACGTCATCGAGGTCGCGGGCGACACCCTGACCGACACCGCGCTCAACGAGGCGATTTCGATCATCGAGGACATGGAACTGACGGTGAAGACCATCGTCATGCGCGGCCGCCGGTTCAACGACATGCGCGGCTGGAACCTCGATCCCCAGACCAAGCTCGAGCTGCGCCAGAAGGGTGTCATCAAGAACTACGGCACGGGCGGCATCCTGCTGACCTCGGCCATGCCGCTCGACGAAATCCTGCTCATTCCGGACGAGGAGATCGGCAAGATGCCCGTGCGAGAGGCGGTCAAGACCGAGGCCATCGAGCAGAAGACCCGTTTCAAGACCGGCTGGCTCGTCTGGTCGGAACTCGGTTACATAGATTCCGCAATATAGTCAAAAAGGGAAGGCTGCGGTATGTGATCATCTGTAATTGAATCGCAGTCCGGAGGAAAATTCATCACCAGAGCTTCCAACATTGAGTTCCGGTTATCTTCCTTGGCCCCGACATGATAGAAGTGCTCTTTCGTAACGACATGAAACCGGGACCAGATAGAATCCAGGTATTCGTTTTTTCGATACTTGTTGCTATGCCATGTGGAAAGAATGAATCTCGCCTTTGTCTCGGACAAGCAGCGGCAAAGACGCTCTTCGTCTGAAGCATTCCAAGAATTGAAATAGTCAACATGCCTTCCAAGGTATGGCGGATCGCAGTAGATAAAATCGGACTCAGAAGCTCTCGAAATTGTTTCCTCGAAGTCCTGATGTTTGAAATCCCAATCATGGAAATAAAGCAACTCCGAGAAACGGGCAATTTGATTGACGATTTTCGTCACATAGGCCCCTGCGAATCTCTCCGGCTTTCTGCAAAAGGGCACATTGAAACCGCCTTTCTTATTGAAGCGAATCATTCCGTTGAAGCAACTTCGCGAAAGGAACAAGAAATCAAGGGGTGCCCCAACTTTATTGAATCGCTCGCGCACAGCATAGTAATGCTCTTCACCCTTTTCTCTCAGAATCTGACCTTCATGTTCTAAAAAGGCCCTCGCGGAGTCAGGAGTTATTTCTCCGCTCTTGAGTGCGCAATAAAACGCGATGATATGTGGGTTCAGGTCAGCAAACAACGCCCTTGGCGGCCGTGCATTCATACCGACAACACCAGAGCCCATGAATGGCTCTATCCACAGCCCGTCTTCGGGAACCGAGACATTGGCAAGAATGAGAGGGACAATCTTGGTCTTGATACCTTGGCACTTAATTGGGGGAACAAGGATTTTAGCCATCTTGGTTCCCCCCATTATTTCGATTTGTCCGAACGCAGGGATTCGCAAGGCCAGGGTCTTTCCCCTTGAACTCAAGAAACTCCGTTAGCTTCGTAAGTTTCTTCTGCTTCCCCGTCTTTGACTTGATCGTAATCTTCCCGTAATTCATCCAATACTCATCGAACCATTCTTCCCCCAAGTTCTTGAAGACGCCATTCCCCGAGAGAATATCTTCAATACGAACAATGCTTCCGATGTTGGCCGTATTCCCGCTGCCTTGGGAATCGCTGGCAATTTGCCATTTCTCGCAAGCGAAGAATTCGATGTCGCGGATAACCGAAACGATACTTTGCAGTTGATCGTCTTTGTAGACCCGAGTCTCATCTATGTCGCCGGAATCAGTCCGAGTGTAGATGATTCCAAGGCAGAAGTGACCGGCGTATTGACTATAGGGGAATTGGATATTCTTCTTCTTGTCTCGCTCAATGAAGTAACTGCCGTGCGAGCCGAGGGTGAAGCCATTGCAGAAGCCGGGTTTATTCAGCAGGCGGTAGGTGGTCTTGAAATCAACAGCAAACTTCAGCGACTCGTCTTTGGCTGAGACAAAGGACAGGTCTGGATAATAGTTTTGATGGTCGGCCAATACGATCCGATAACCATGCTTCTGCGCAAACTCCAGTAGAACCGGAAAAAGATGAATCTCAAGAATCTTTGAGACAATCTTGGTATCCGCAGAGATTGTATACACGTTGCGAAAGACGTCGATGAAACCTTTCACAGTCCATTGCTGATCTTCTGTAGCAACGTGGCCGCTCAGTGTCTTGGCAAGCTCGCATAGAACTTGCCTAAACTCATCCTTCGCATTTTGCCTGTCCTTCGTCATGATAAGCCTTTCTTGAGAGACATCACAGCACCGCCATGACGGTGTTGCTGGGTTGGCCTTCGCCGGCTTTGTTGACGGCGAGGACGCGGTATTCCCATTCCTTGCCGCGCTCCTGATTCGTGAGCGTGATTTCGCTTTCGATGGCCATGCCGACGTCGGACCATGCGCCTTCGGGGCGTTCGCGGCGTTGGATTTTGTAGGCCGCGACCGCGCCGCCGTCCACGGGCTCTTTCCAATCGAGGAAGACCCAGCCTTCGCCTTCGCGCGGGGCTTCGAGGCTGCGCGTCTGGCCGGGGGCTTCGAGCGAGGTCTTGGACTTGCGCCCGCCCCAGCCGATGAGTTTCAACTGGTCGTCGTCGTAGTTGACGGTCGTCTCGGCGTACCGCAGGTCGGCCTTCATGTCGTCGGTGAGGGCCTGAAGCGCCTCGTTCTTCGCGGCGGTGGCCTGTTCGGCTGCGGCAGCGGCGGCCACGGCGGCGTCGCGGGCGGTGATGTAGGCCGCCATCGCGGTTTGCAGGTCGGCCGGGGCCACGGGCGGAGCCGGATAAACGGCCGCATTCGCCGCCAATCCCGCCGACATGTCCTGCGCCAGCACGATCACCTGGGGTTCTGTCCTCGGAAACTGCGCCATGATTCCTATCCTCCTGTCAATGTTGGGTTTATGAGCCTTTCCGCTCG